TCATATACAAGCCGACGCACAAGTTTTTGGGACAGAATGCGCGTTCTATTGAATACGAACTTCGCAAGATTCAAGAAAAACTGGACGATTTAGAGATTCGCGTAACGGCGTTGGAGCCGTAGGAGCAAATATGGGTATCAGAAGGGCTGCATCAGAATATGGTTCAAGCGTCGGGGACGAACAGTTGGCCGTGGCGGGTACGGCAGTTTCTTTGGCTTCGGTTCCTGCTACGGCGATAGCGGCGATGGTTACCAATGGGGCTGAACCTATTCGTGTCCGTTGGGGGACGCCTACGGCGAGCGTGGGCCATTACATCAATCCGTATAGTGTTCTGGATTTGTTTCAGGACGACTTGACGGATATAAAGTTTATTCAGGTTGCATCAAGTAGCACCATTGATGTCACGTACTTCGGCTAGGAGCAACGATGCCTTCACGCATTACCCAGCGTATAGATCAGGTTCCGACCGGGGATATTACTGCTGTCACGACCTCTTCCACCAGCGGTTTATCCGGGGGCGGAACGAGTGGCGCTATTGCCCTTATTGTGGATGCGAGCAGACTGACGGCACTTGGGGCAACGGTAGCGACCACCGACTATCTAATAATGTACGATACCGATGGAACCGCAACCAAGAAAGTTTTGGTTTCTAACACGGTTGGCGTGTGGGCGTAAGCGGTGGCTTACCCCACCTACGCCGAACGCGCCGCAGGTGTTGACACTCGTACCGTCGAATACGGTTACGGGATGGACGACATTCAGCGTGCGAGTGAACGATTAGATCGTTCCTCTGCGCTGGAGGGCTTTCAGTTGAGTCAGCAGTTCAAGGATACGTTGCGGCGTATTCCGGGTGCTTTCAATCAGCGTGGCATGTTGGATTCTGGTCAGCATAAGCGCGCTCGTGAGCGCGCGTATGGGGCACAGCAGATGGCGCAGATGGGTTCCATGACCATGCAGGAGGAAGCGCGCTTACAGTTGGACAGGCAGCGCAGCATGTTGGAGGAGAACCTTTATGGGGGGTTGGAGTCTGACGCTATTGCGAACGCTATGAGAAGGTTTACTTTGACTCAGGCGTTACAGGGAATGGTCTAATGGCGCACTATCCGGGTCACGTCGATAAGCCTACTGCTCAGAGCGTTTTGACGAGTCCGAATGATTTGGACTTGGGTATGCAAGAGTTCTTGGCTAGTTTGGGTCCGCACCCGGATCCGAACTATCAGCCACCGTCGGCAGCGACGGTACAGGGCATCAAGTCGGATTGGATGACGAATCAGTTCCCAATCGGGAGTGGTGTCAACCCTGCTGCGGATGCCAACTGGCAGAACATGATTGATGTCCAGAAGCATTCGTTCCTACCGGGTGCCCCTGATCTGACCTCTCTCTATCAGCCGGGAAACTTCGGCACACCTCCTCCTTCTCCAACGCTACGGGGTGCTGAACAAACGGCACACCAGTACCAAATGGAGACTCAGCAGCCTGCACGGTCGATTGTGGAAGACCTGTTCCCGGCCAGCGCACGTCCCTACGGTGAAGGATATGATGCGGGAGGAATCGTTCAGGGCGGTTTTGATCCGACATCGGGGGATCCGTTCCGTTTGGGTTCTCCCGTTTCAATGCAGGCTAGTTATGACGATGCCATGTTGGGGGCCGGTGGCAATGCCATAAACTTCTATGAGGACTTGATGGCTATGGGTCAGGGGGTTGCTGCTGAGGACTTCCGCATCGCGTATCGTGAAGAAAACGGTGTTGATCCGGCTGCTATGAGTGTCGTGGTGGGAGCGCAGGGCGATGGCGGTCCCCGTCAGAGCGACTATTACGACCAGTTGGATCCGGGCACACAGGTGGTCTACGACAAGTTCGCAGCGCTTCATCCCGATCAGGACACGGCATCTCTTACCAAGGACTTTCAAGCACTCAATACGTTCTTGGATACGTTGCCTTCGGAGGAACAGCGCGCAGAGCAGGATAAGGCTGATGTCACGCAGGCGGATGTTGATGCGTATTTGAAAGAGTTGGACGCAATGTCTGACGAGGATTACAACCAGATTGCAAAGAATCTGGGATTGAGTTCCGAACTCTATAAGGGCACCGATGCTGGTGCCGATAAGTCCAAGTTTGGCATGGAAGGTGATACAGGTTCAGGTCTTGGCTTTCGCGGCACCAAGATGGAGGGCGGACCTGATGCCGAAACCGTCTTCAAAGAGGACATGGATCGCATTGTCAAAGAAGTCGCGGCAGCCAAATCAACCTGTCTGCTGGGCGGTGGCACTTGGGGTGTCAATGGTTGTGAACCCGGCGAAGAAAAAGAAGAAGCCCTAGAGTGCGGGGAGGGGAGGCACGAGGAGAACGGTGCGTGTGTGGCGGACACACCGGGTCTGACTTGTGGCGAGGGATACCATGAGGAAAACGGTGCGTGTGTGCTGAATGTGACCGATATCGGTCCCGAAATCGAAGACATCTTTGGTGGTCTGGTTTCACCCCATCAGGAAGGTGAAATCCGTCGGCGCATGGCTGAACTGGGAACCACGGATCTAACCCAGACGATTCGTGATGAGTTTGCCACCATCACAACCCCGGATTATGCCGCCGATATTCTGACAGCACGCGAATCAATGCGCACGGCTGTACGCGACGCCGCTACAGCACGATCCGAGCAACTGGAAGCGGCTACGACGCGCGCTGAGGGTCGGATCGCTGAAATCAAGTCAACATTGACTGGTGAGTTGGCAGCGTTTGAGATTGGTCGCGTGGAGCAGCAGACGGCCCTGAACCAGAAGGTCATTGATCGTACGACAGACATGGAGTTGGCGCTTACGGAGCGTTTGGCTGATATCCGTGCAGAGTTGGGCGATCAGGTTACAGATGAGTTTGAATCAGTAGCAGCCTTGGCCGGGACTATGGTTTCTTCACAGGCGACTTCTTCGCAGGATGCTATGTCCCGGTTGGGTCAGGTTGCCAATATGGCAGCCGCTGCCCGATTGGCTGCTCCTGTTGAGTTGTCGGCAGAGGCGTTGACGGCGTTGAGCGATTTGGAGTTCCAGATTGAGAATGAGATTTCTCGGTCGAAGACGGAAACCATTGCTCAGATCAACATAGAAGAGGCTTCTGCCTTGTTGCAGGAAATAATGCGACAGGGAGGGTTTGAGACAAACAAGCAACAAGCCTTGGTGGAAGCCACTTTGACTGAGAAGTTGCGTGGCACGGTTTATGAGGATCGCGTACAAGAGATGATGACAGAGGCGCTATTGCAGGAGGATCAGTACGTGCGCCAGTTCACCGAGGGTGTGGATCGTGCTGAAGCGCAAGCAAAGTTGCAGAACCTGTTTGGTACGCAAGATTATCAGCGCCAGTTGGACATGATGAACCTGACGCGGACTTGGCAGACTGCTGACACTTTGCAGGGTCGTGAGTGGCAGACCGCCGACGTGTCACAGGCGCGTGGCTGGCAGACCGCCGACGTGTCACAGGCGCGTGGCTGGCAGACATCCGATCTGGCTTTGGCCCGTCAGCAGCAGTTGGCCGATCAGGAAACTGGTCGTGAGTGGCAGCAGTCGGATTATGTAACTGCTCTCGGGGATCAGAGGGCGGACGAACTCAGACGGCGGGGTTGGCAGACTCAGGACATAGATGAAGCCAACCTGTGGCAGTTGGCTATGGCAACTCAGGACCGGGATTGGGAACTCGCTGATGCGTTGGCAGCGGGTGCCGTTGGGGATAATCCTTTGGCACAGTTGAAGAACACGTACCCCGATCAGGATGCCGGGTTGTATGCGGCTGCTATGCAGATTGCTAGACTGTCGGATAAGCGTGAGAGTGCGTCAAGTTGGCAGAAGGACGATCCTAGGGGAGATCCCGATTTTGAGGGGCTGGTTGAAGAAAGTGTGCAAACAATCAACGGTAAGGAAGTGGTTCGGTATTGGGTGACTGAATATGGGGGCCAGTCGGAAGCGGAGGCGTATTTGCGGTCGTTGGGTGAAGGAGCGATACTTACTCCCGCTGATAGGGGAAGGCAGGCCGTGCGTACACCGGCACTTTCCGCAGAAGATTACGCCGCATTGCGGGCACTTTCAGATATAGCACGCGTACTTGTCGAACGAGAAGATGACGCCTTACAGCGTGAGTGGGTGACTCGGATGCAACAAGGCGGCACGACAGACATTTATGGTGGGGTCAGCGCCGGAACCTCTGGTACTAACAGATTCGCCGGTTCCCCGTATACGTCTACGGGGGGATAGTCGGCATGGTTACCGCCAAACGTGGGGCTATCCCTCTCGCGGAACTGCGCGATATTGCCACTAAACGCTCCGACCTGTCGGGAAGGGCGTCGTCTGCCCTCAGGGCACAGATGGCTAAGGCTGTCAAGCCCGCAAAGACGGTAGAACACAAGGGTCGTGTGACGCGTACCACGACCAAGAGTACGTTGCTTGACAGTCTGGGCCTAGGTGATTATGGCCTGACAGCGGACTTCGTTCCCGGTACTGGCCCGTATGGTTCTTCGGGCATCTATCCGGGCCGGGGTACCGCAGACTACACGCAGGGTTTGATGGGCATGACCCGCCCGGAACCCGACTACCCGTGGTGGATGGATACGTGGAATGCCGCTCCGGGGCCGGTCCAATGGGGACTCAAAACGGCAGCGGGGCCGTTTATGACTACCCTTGAGTCTCTTGCCATTCCCCTGTCGATGGTCGCCGGGGTAATGGAAAACACCTATTTGATCGCTTACAACGAACTAGATCCTGAAGGGATGGCAAACAACCCAACTGCTTTGGCGGCGTATACCGATCTTTGGGAAATGGTACATGATCCCAACAAACTCAAAGGGTTTGGTATGTTCATGTACGACACCTTTTGGGATCGTAGAAAGTCTGGTTCCCATGATTTCATGTATGGGCAAGGCGACATCTACAACACGTTCAACATCTGGCAGGGTGAGAGGGGCACCGATCAGGAATGGGAATGGTGGGCGAACCGGGGTACTGCCCTTCTTGCGGATCTCAGGATGGATCCCTTGTTGCTTTCCAAGGCTTTCGGGTCACTTTCTAAGTCCATTGCTCGTACTCTGAAAACTGGGGGTATGCCTGCGAAGTTGGGTAGGGAGTATACGTATCAGAAACTAGACGATATTATACGACCTCTGTTCAAGCGTGAAATGCGCGGTGGCGGAGTCGATTTGCCTTCCCGCGCCGGGGCAAGGGCGGGGGAGATAACAGAACAGATACTCGCTGACGGTCGGCGTATTTTTGTGGGTGAGCCGGTTGGTGCGGGTCTGGGCGAACGGGTTGCTAAGGCTGTTCCCATTCCCCCCGCTGCCCCGGCTTATACGGCGGCAGGACGGCCTATTCTACGTAAGGGGCAGCCTGTGCCCGGTGCGGGTCCGCTGACACCGACCGGACAGGCTCTAACGAACTTCTTTTCAGGCATGGGGACGGGTATAGCCAAAGCAGCCGGTGCCGTTTCCGGGCCTGCGGCACCAGCGGTTGATATCCTTGGTCGTAAAGCAGCAGCGTTGGCGGCTGCTGAACGCGGGGCTAGAACAGCATTAGATCCGAAGACCCGTGCCAGTTACCGGAAGTTGGCTGACCGCCTCCGGGCGGAGATCGCCGGAGGCGCTCCGGCGGCGCAGGTTGCTGAACGGTTGGCTCCGAAGGCTGTCGATGATGCGGGGGCGATGACAGCCGTCTGGCAAGAAGCGATTTTGAACCGCATGGGCGACAAAGACTTCTTGATGCAGGTCGCTAGGGACTTGAATAAGGCAACCAAGGGAACCAGTCAGGTAGTTGTCCGTGAGGGTGACCGGGTGTTTGTCAACTTTGGAACAAAGTTTGGGGAACACCGCAAGGTGGCTGAAACCCTAGGCAGCAAGGTTCTGAAGGTTGAGATCCCGCAGAATGTCGCGGACGACATTGGCAGGCTCGCAGACTACATGCTGATTGGTATACGTGCGGGCCAGTTGAAACTGTCAAACGAGGGATACCGGTTCATTGCGAAAGCAATGCACGAGGTAGGTATGGACCCGTTTTTCAACCTCGGACCACGCACACTTCTAAACGGTATGAAAGTACCTGCGGAAGAAGGGTTCCGTAAGGTCGGGGCCGCTTTCCGCTCTGGACGCCTAGGGAGGGAAGGACTTGCCGGGGCCGATGAACTAGCCCCCCTGACAGCCAGCGAAGCGGCACATGCCGGATTCCAGATTGGTTTCGCGGTTCCGTTCACAGGATCTGTGGGTCGCAAACTGCTGATAAATCCGGTTCGTAAGCGACTATTGAACATGATGGCTTTGCAGGATCCGGTACCGATGCTGGCGTGGAGCGCCAGCAACAAGTATTTGGGTCGCCCGTTGGTTATGGCTAATAACGCGCTGCGGAAGATATTTGTCGGCAGGGGCCACCGTGGTACCGTTATTGGACTGGGCGGCAGGTTGCCCGAGATGAAGCAGATTATTCGCAAAAGTACGGATCCTTGGGAAGTCATTGCCGCTAAGACGCTTGTCCTTGACGCGGCACTAGGTTCTCAGATGCACCGTAATGCCGAAACGGCGTTGCATCGAATGTTTAGAGAGGTAAAGAACCAGATACAGACTTATCCACGTTTGGCACGGGACAACCCTGATGGTGGTGCCGTGTTGATGCGTGCGGTGTGGGGTAATGAGGATGCGGTACGGATTGTTCGGGAGTCAGCCGGTGACGACCTGACCGATCAGTTCCTTTCACTATTTCCCCGGATGGCGGATGAGGCAGAAAGAAAAGCCGGTAGGAAGTTCATAGGGCGAGCGAACAACTATGGGCCTCGTATGATTACGAAAGAAGCGCGGGAACATCTACAGAACAGGCGTCCCGGTTCGGTTTCAAGAAGGCAGCGGAAGAAGCCGTATGACATAGGACCGCGTGAAATCGAACGCAACTATATAGATCAGGACGAGTACGCGGCTCTAATCAAGAAGTACATCAGCGGCGGTATGGAACCTGAGGCGGCTGAGATTCTGGTTGCGAAGACGAAGAGTGACGAAATCTTTGGTGTGAAGTTGCACGCTGTCAACTCCATCATGGACGACGGTCTGAAGGCACCGTCTGTAGAAGAACAGATTGCCAAGATCATGGACGACATGGGCGTCGGCTATAGCCTGTTCGTTGAAAACTGGTACGATGTCATGCCTAGTTACATCAGCGGGATGGCGAAGCGTGTAGGTGAGGTGCACACAGAACACCTTCTGGTGGATAAGCACGGTTTGTTCAAGGATCGCATGTCGGTGATGGCACAGGTGCCTTCAAAGCACGTGCAGGGCCGTTGGACGATGGTGATGCGGGCGCAACTCAACCTGAAGCATCAGGCTGCTGCTGTAAGCGAAACTCTGTCAAAGATTGCCAAGGCTGAGAAATATGAGATAAAGCAGTTGGAGATGCAGTTGGCGCGTCGAAACGCCGTCTTGGATTTTGCTGAAGAAACCTACGATAAGGCCGTAAAGAACTTTGAGGTGGATGCTTTAGCGGTTCAGAAGGCTGAAGCGCACGCCATGACCGTTCGTAACGAGGTTGAGGCTCTTCAGGTAAGAATCGGTGAGATCACAAATGATCTGAAAGCAGGGGACGTTACCAAGGCTGTTCTGTTGGAGCAGGAGCGGGTCAAACTCGCTGAACGGTTGGCGACGTTGCGGGCTGATCCATCGGTGCCTAAGTATTATCTGGAGTCGTTGCGGGCATCAACTGTTGGACAGTTGGAGATGGAGCATCGCATACATGCCGTGTTCCGCAACATGGAGACATTCGAGGCGTTTGAGAAGATATTCAAGAAGTGGGATCCTGCAATGCCTCTTACGAAGACGAACCTGTATGACTTCATGGTGAAGAATCAGGATCAGGCGGGTTTTGTCGGAAATCTGGACATCATTCCTGATGTGAAACAGTTTGTTCTCCGGTTGGGGAAGGAGGGCGTGGAGAACGAGTACAAGGATACGAAGGTGCTGGCGATGTTGAAGGGGGCCAACAAGATGTTGGACGACCTAGACAGCACTCCCCTAGGTTCATGGTTGGGTGTTGAAACTAGTCCTGCGCAGCAGGCGGGTACTTTGAGCGGATTGCGACTTCAACAGTATTCGCAGATGTACAAGTCGATCAAACAGCACACCCAAAAGTCCACGACGATTCTACAGGAGTGGATTACTTACCATCCTGCGGTGTGGAAGGGGAAGATTCCTACGCCCGCGAATGTGGAGGAAGCACGGGTGGGATTGGTCAGGTTCACGGACAATGCGATGAAGATGGGGCAGACGTTCGGGGATGCTATGGCTGAGATCGGTGCGGAAAGCACGCTTCGCCAGTATTTGCACACCTATTACGGGGTGCATAACGATCTGAACATGATGAATATGACGAACTTTGGAACTATCGACAACATTGTCGATCAGATGGAGACAGCGATAAGGCTTCGTTACCATGACATTGAGAAGGCGCTGGCAGAGTTCAGACCGGTAACATTTGAAATACGTGTTGGTCCGGGGGAACACGGAGTACGCACGTTAGGCATCGAAGAGTATGCGAAGTATCAGCGACTGAAGGAGGCGGCCCTTCAGTCGCGGTATTCGGCCCAAGTGCCTTTGCCACCTGCCCAGTACACGATAGATGACATCCTTGTGGATGGAAGTCAGATGGCGAAGAGTGGTTCTGGCCGAGGGGGTGTCGTAGGCGGCACACATCCCGGTGGAAAGTATTTGGTGAATACGCCTACGGGGCCGAAAGAGTTCTACGTGAAACAGTACGGTAAGGACGCGGAGGTTCTCGCAGACCTGCAACGGGAATCCGATGATGTCGCTGAGTTTATTCAGTTGGGCCTGTTCCACGAAGCGGGTGGACTGCCCGAAGGCACAGACTATCGGGCGCACTTTGGTCCCATGCTTGAACGGTACAGGGCGGGCGATGGAGCGCAAATCTTTAGGGAAGACCATGCGATGTCAGCAGAGGTGCGAGATCAGGCAATGTCCCACTTGCAAATGTTGGAGGCGCAGATAGGGAAACAGTCCATATTCGGCAAACTTCGCGCTGAGGGCGAGGTGTTGGCTAATGCCTTGTACCGCGAAGTGGGGGGCGACGTTTCCACGGCCCCCATTTCGTATGCTTCGTATAGTGAGAATACGAGGTCATGGTGGGTGGTGTCGGAGTGGATGGATGGTCTGATGCCGGTGGGGGTGGTCGGACAACCCCATGAAGTGGCGCAGACGATGCGGATGTACATGAAGGGGGGTGGTTTGCCGAGGCTGGTTACGGAGGCACAGGCAGCCGCTTTGGGTCCAGATGCGGCGGCGAACATTCGCCCCATCTACGACATGTTGGGCGACAACTATTTGACTGATGTGTTGTTGGCGAACTGGAATGTTGTAGGCGACGATGTTGAAAAGATTGCGTTGAGTCAGTCGGGTCGTTTGGTTCGTGTAGATAATGGTGCTGTGTTCCGTTTCCACGGGCGGGGAACGCCGAAGAGCGCGGACGCTGCATGGGATTTCCGGGCGTTGGAAGAGTTGGAGGGATTCAGGAAGGTCGATCAAGCGGGATCGTACGGAGCGATGGCTGCCCAATGGGAGGCGGCTGTGAACGAAACGGAAGCGGGCATCGTAGCCGCACTCCAGTCACAGTTCGTACAGTTGGATGAGGTGCGCAAGTCGTACGGCGGATGGCAGGGTTTCGTTCGCAAGCATCTGCCTGACATCCAGTCATCGGGTGAAGCGGAATACAGCAAGTTCTTGGAACAGCGGTTTGAGACTATAGCGAACAAACTGGATGAAACGTACAACACCGGCATGGAGTTGGCCGCTGAAGCGTTGAGCGCGAGGGGTGTTCCTACTCCTGAGATTGAAAAGGTGTTGAACCGTTTCGGTGCGGTACAACAGACTTCCAAGAAGGCCGGGTACCGGTCGTGGTTGTCGCCGGATCAGTCAAGTCAGGCATTGGATACGTTTGACCTTGCCGAAGCACGAAAGATGCTTGTCGGAGAAAAGGCATCCTCAGGTCTAACCAGTTCTCAGACGGCAAAGTACGCGAAGACGTGGAAAGAGTCGGTGCTGGATGAGACTCAGGACTGGTTGGATGGCGCATGGGGCAGCGCAGAAAACTGGCTCGCCCGTCATCACCCGGAGGTTGCCGCCCATGATCCGCGCTTCCGTTTGCTGAACGACGAGGTTATTACGGGGGCGCTGTATGAAGGGAACCCGATCAATGGTGTTCTGAAACGGAGTGCCCATACTCCAGAGGGTTGGAAGGCTCACACGTTCGATGAGGTATCTGGTGAGTTCGTTGAAGCATGGGAGCCTCTTAGTGTGCGGGCAGGCGGGCGGAGCGCGGGAGGAGAACAGATTCCCGAGTACGGGGTTGTACTGGTAGACTCCGAGGGCAACTTCATCCTGAAGATGCCCGTAGAAGGCCCGTCGGGTGCCATGCCCGTTGAGGGGCGATGGAACTTCCCCCGATCCGCCGCCAAGACGTGGACGGAGGATGGGGTAAAGAAGGGTGAGACACCAGCGGAGGCTGCGATTCGGGCAGCCAAAGAGCAAACGGGTTTAGACGTTGCGTTGTTGCAACCGATTTCAGGACACTCCCTGAAGGATGCGGGATCGGGCAGACGCCTCGTTCGGGACATAGAAGGAGGTGCGAAGTATGCTGAAGCGGACGAAGACGTATTCTTTTACATCGCACAGATCAAAGACAATGTACAGAAAATATCTACCCTAGCGGACACAGTAAGTCATTCTACCCCTATGACATCTGACCCCGAAACCATCCGTCAGGTGATGACCCTGTTCCACCATTCCCACGGAACACAGATGATAGATCCTGCCGGTGTGAATGTAGGCGGCACATCAGCGATGTGGCCTGATGCGTGGGGTTTGAACATGAGTCCCGGCGCTATACGAAACAGGCTGGTGAGGGACGCCAACCAAACGTATGCGTTTGATGTCAACGTGGGCATGTTGGGTGAGCGTGTTCGCACCTATGGGATACCTACCCATTTGAACGCGCGCACCGTTGCTGCCGCGCGTTCTCAGACCATTCATGCCGGTCAAAGCACTTTGGATGAGGGTTTGGCTGCGTTTACAAGGGACATGGTGGGGCCGAATAAGAACAAGCCGTACTATCGGCTTGAGTCTCACAACCTTGTAGCGGATGGTGACATGACCGTTGACATGTTCGGTCGCGTACACGACTATGACCCGCAGTTGTACGAGGATCTACGCATCTATTTCAAGAAGTTCTATCGCACGACCTTCGAACCGGGGGCCGACCCGATGTGGGGGGTCAACAGGGACATACCGGAGGGGGTTAGCAACATCTCCGTGAAGATGGATCTGTTGGACGATTTGGGTAAGTACAACATCCCTGCTTTGGACGCAATGGACTATCAGACGAAAGCCTTGTTTGTGGCCCATCTCCAAAATAGTGGTCGGATGCACGATCCGGCTCGGTGGCCCGTTGAGGGCGTTCTCAAAATAGGGGACGACGTTGACGCGATGGAAGGCATCGTTGTCGATTTCCTTGCACGCATTGACGAGAACCTCAACCCGGTTGACGCATGGGCGTTCAAGTCTGAGTTGTTGTCGAAGCCGGGTTTGTTCCCTTCGGACCTGCAAAGGGCACGGCAGCAACTAGCGATGACAGCAGGCGGGGATTGGCCCACCGGTCAGGCTGGCATCATGCCCGGTGTCGGCAGGCAGCCGGTCTTGGGGAGGGGTGAGGCTCTGATCCCAGAAACACCGGCTGCTGCCACGGAACGTTTGACCAGCATTCCCGAAGGTCGCGGTTGGAAGTCTGTCAGGCGGGAAGGGCCGGAGTCTCTCGCTGGCAGTATGCGTTATGAACGATTCATGGAGACATACAGGCGCTCTATGATGATGGATGGGTATACGACGGCGGCGTGGCTCAACCCGGAGTCGTTCCGATTAGGAAAGACTGTCATTTCGGATCCTCAGATTGGGGCGTTCAACGCCATTCTGATCGACCCAATGGCCGCAGGCGTTACACCACGTATCGTTTCATACATGGATGATGTGATAGGGAAGGGCCGTGCGGGTGTTCAGGATGCGGGAATCCTGAATGTGGACCAGTTCCTTACGGACTATGCACGTAGGTCGGATGAGCAACTGCTGGGCAGTTCCTTCGGTAGAGGCAAGATCAGCCCGGATGATCCGATTGAAACTTTGTATGAGCAGCGCGTACGCGCTGCCTTTGACTTGGATGGCGAGGGCGGTGCCATGCAGCAGTTGAAGACGGCTGAAGCGAGTTTGAAAGAAGCACACAAGGTGCTGAATGAAACACGTCTAGCACGGGCAGCCGCGAAAAGTGAGACTAGAGCCGCAAAGGCCACAAAGTACAAGAGGGGTGAACCTGCCAAGTCTGCGATAACCAAACGGGCGCTTGCGATTCTAAACCAAGAGAATCTGGTTCAACCTGCCGGACGACCAGCGGGTCGCCCGGATTTGAAGACTGAGAGTCTGAGGAATGCGTTTGCCGGATCAGACAAACAGTTGCGAGCGCAGGCACGAGCCGACCTGTTGCAGAAGCCGATAGGCGCAGAAGGGGTCAGCAGGATCAATGAACTTGAGACTCTGATAAGTCAGGCTGGCAAGCGCGTACAGGCCGCAGAAACAGCGAACACGATTCTACACAGGCTGGGAACGGTTGACAGGTTTGGTCGTTCTATCCCGTTGGAAGACCTATCTACGGAACTACGCAATCTGAAGGTTTCCGTTGGCGCTCTCATGGATGCTGACGCCCAACAGATCAACCTTGCGTTGAAGGAGTTGGATGCGGGCGCTGACGCTGCGAAATGGTTGCGTCAGGTGGGCGAATACGGGGATGATGAAATCTGGTTCCCGCTTAGAAAGGGCTTTATGAAGGAGAGGTATCTGGACTTCTCGTTTGAAGCGGGTTTCAAGCCGTTCGGTTACTCTTCGCAGGGACCAGCAGAAATGGTGGATGCGCTAACCACCGTTTCAAGGTGGCGTGGTGGTGGTGGGTCATGGGGCAAGTTCATCAGACACTACGACAAGGTTCACAATCTGGTGAAGGCTTACTTGATTATGAAACCCGGATTCCACATGCGGAACTATTTCTCTGCCGTGTTTATGAATCATCTAGCGGGCGTTGAGGTCCAATCGTATCGCCAGTTCCAAAACGCATATTGGAACTATCAGCATGATCGGGCGCTGGAGTTGGGTCTGAAGAATCGGGCGAGTCATCTGGAGAACTCCCTCAAAAAGCGGTTCATCTTCAAGAAGGCATCACCGGACGACGTTGCCATCATCAGGCGCATGGATGACGCGGGCATTCTGGGTGGGGCGCAGGGTCAGATCGGTACAGAGCAGGTTATGGCAGGTGGTCCTAGGGGTAACACCAAGTTGAAGCGTGCCTTGCAGTCGGTGAATCCTTTCAGCAGTCGCAACGCTCCGTTGCGCCTGTCGAAGAACGCAGGCATGGGCGTGGAAACCTATGTACGCGGCGTCATGGGGTTCGATTCGATGAAGGCCGGAAATGGTGTTGATGTGGCTTTTGATCGCATTATGAAGTTCCATTTCGACTATTCGGATCTGTCTCACTTTGAGGCGGGGGTTGTCAAGCGGTTGGTGCCGTTCTATACGTGGACACGTAAGAACCTTCCGTTGATGATTGAACAGATTGGTTCTAACCCGTCCGTCTTCAACCAGTACAACATTCTTAGGAAGAACATCGAAAGCGACGATCCCATCACGGATCTGGTGCCGCCGTGGATGATCCGGCAGGGTGGGATCCAGTTGCCATTCAAGTACAAGGGTGAGAACATGTGGATCTTGCTGGATCTGCCGTTGAAAACACCGTTGGAAATGCTTGATCCGATGTTTTCTTTGGATAGTGCCTCTCCCTCTAAGCGAATAGAGGCTGCCCTTAGCACGATGTCAACACAGTTGACGCCTCTCTTCAAGGGTCCGCTTGAATGGGCTATTCAGCGCAACATGTGGAAGGGCTACAACTTTACGGGCCGGTACGTTCGGGTGCCGACGATCTACACGAAGATCCCGGCGTTGATGCCCGCGCTAAAGGTGGCGCAAATCGCGGAGAAGAACGTGGACGGCGACTGGTACATGCAAGACAGGGATATGCACGTAATGGGAATGATGATACCCGTGTTGTCTGATATACGCCGGTTGATCCCAACGGAAGAGCGATATGAGGATCGTCAGTTGTCTACGTGGATATCTTGGTGGGCGGGTCTTGGCCTGCGGACCAACACCCGCGATGAGCAGGAACGCACGTATCAGGCGTACATACAACAGATGGAAGATGAGCGGGCCAAGGAATATAAGCGCACCGCTGCTGGACTGAAGCCTTAGGGACAGAGTATCCTTAGGGTATGAAGTACGTTGCTCGCACCGACTGGGGTGCCATAGACACGGGGAAGCGCCTGAAGGGCTTCTGGCGTCGCGTGCAGGGAATCGTCATCCATCACACCACAGGCCCGTCACACGGGCCGTGGGACCGTGTGAGGGGCCATGACAGGTACCACGTCCACACCAAGGGGTGGGATTCAATCGCGTACAACTGGCTCGTGGGTGAGACTGGTGAAATCTTTGAAGGGCGCGGATGGAAGCGCGGCGCTGCCACTCGCGGATGGAACTCTAAAACGATTTCCGTTGCATACATCGGAGATTCCGATGATGGGCTAACGGAACGCGGTAAAGATAGTATCTTGACCGCCGTCGGGGCAACGCGAGAGCGTTATGGTGACCACCTATGGGTCAAGTGTCACAAAGACTTTTCGCAAACTACTTGCCCCGGCGAAACTCTAACCGAATGGGTGAACGCTGGCATGGTTGCAGAGCAGCCGCATACGAACACGATGGTCGATTGGGCAGGGATCCTTCGATACATTACGGAAACAGGTTTGGCTCACGTAACAAACCACCCAATCAAGCGGGGTTCTACGGGAAAGTGGGTTTCGATTGCGCAACAAAGACTAAATGACCGAATCAACGCAGGCTTGAAGGTTGACGGCATTTACGGTAAGAAATCTAGGGCCGCGTGTAAGCGGTTCCAATCACAGTTCGCTATGAAGGTCAACGGGATCGTTGACGAACGTACATGGAAGGTGTTGTGGACAGCATGAGTAACATGATTGAACGAGCGGGATGGACTTTCGTACAAGCCTTTTTGGCTGTGTTCGTGGTGGGGGATGAGGCAACACTCAAGGTAGCCCTGATCGCAGGCATTGCCGCTGCTCTGTCGGTAGCGAAGACCTTCGCACAGGAGCGCAGGGGCTGATGGGTGAGGCCGGAGAAGCCGAGTTCGACAAGTTCCAAAACGAATACGGTTATCTGGCAACAGAAATCTACGAAGACATGAAACAGACTTCGCATCTATTGGACATAGCGGATCAGACTCACGCTAAGTGGCATGAGTCTGATCTGGGTGTTTTACTGGTGCTGCCGTACGAACATGTAATGGCATTTGCGCATGAAAATCTTACAAACGATTTCGACAATAGCCCATTACATCAGTACGTATTCGGAACGATTAGCACATTGATTATGAACTCGTATGAGGCTATGGAAGATGGTCAGGTAGAAAGATAGTCGCGTATTGCGGGATCATTTGCGAGCGCAACTCTTAGTTTAGCCAGTATTTTGTCACGATAACGTGCAACAGTTGTTTTGGGAATCCCAATACGGCGTTCGATTTGGCGCAAACTTAGGCGTTCAAACAGGAGCGCATTCAATAGCCACGCTTCTTCAGCGTTGAGAATATCTAGCGCACTCACAACTGTTTCTCGTAGCGCCGCTTGCTCTTCTAGGGACTCGCGTGGTTCCAGCGTCCCTGCTTCTTGCAGGGCAATCAGTTCCGTTTCTGGCGGGTTGGCACGAACGGCCCTGCCCTGAAACGACGTTAGTGGATCAAACGGGAACTCTCTCTTCACCCTCTTCAGTATACACCTCGGTATACACCATCGGAGAGTTCAAATACTCTTCTGAGATGACACGCGTACCTTCGCTGTCATAACCGGAAGGTTCGCCCTTCTCCCACGCTTCGTCGTGGTCGATCCACCCGAGGATCTCTACCGTACGAAACTCTGGTGCGACCGGGCGCACAACGAACAGAATCAAACCTTGGCCCAGTTGCTTGCGCCGCACCGCAGCACTACTGCTGGTACGTACGCGTCTAACTTCAATGTTGTGCCCCACATCCGCCATGCCCTTGAACTCTTCGTGACGATTGCCGGGCCACACATGACCACCCCAGTATTGGTTGGTTAGTTTCGCAACGGCCAACTCGCCCGCGCACGCGGCAGCCTGCGCGGTGCGGTCGTCCTCCATGCGTTTCTTGTCATAATGGCGTGCATCGGCCTTACCCCAGTTCTCAATGAAGCGACGTGCGCCTACATGCAGCGCCCATTCGTACTCCCACGGGTACAGTTCAACGAGGATCATTCCTTGCTCGCTTTCAGTTGTACCACAAGCCGGTCGTTCGGGATGATGCCCGCACGCTGGCACCCATCTAGGCATAGTTTGACGTAGTTGTCCAAATCTCCACGTAGTGGTGTCTGCCATTGCGTCAAGGAGCGGACAATGACGTATGTTGCTTCTTCGCAAAATGTCATCTCCACCGAAACCGGTCCCTCAAAGACCGGCGGGTTATCATCAACCGCTTGAGCGTATGTACGTTCCGCTTCAACGGTTTCCTTCGGAGTGTAAACGCGACCCTTCCGCGACATTCGGGGACGACCCTTGGGCTGTGGCCTTCCGGGTACGACGAACGAGAACTCATCTGGTGGCTTTGCGTTCGGCGTCGCTGACGAGTCGGTTGATTTGTCTTTCGCAGTCTTGCCTGCCTGTGAACTTTGGCCCATCGTCGTACCAATCTCCCAGTCGTGAGTCTAGGTCTTTAGTCCATGATAGGACATCGGAACGAGTATAGCCGGTTTCAAACATTGCACGAGCGAATCGGTTCAGGAAGCCGTGCCGTCCCTTGCCAGCACCGTGAGTGCCCTTGTAGTACGGCACGGGACCGTTCTTGAACATCTCCGACGGTAGCCCACGCAGGCGTGTGCCGTCTACGGTCATCAACGGTTCTTTGCTGTAGTCGCGCTTGGGGGGAAGATCCGGTACCAGCGGTACCGGATCCTTGTACAAGGTTGCTGCACGCTCTAACAGTTCCGTAGGCGTTCTGTCTAGTTCCGCAAAATGAAGGAACTCATCCACGGAAGGAATCATTCCGCAAAGATCGACCATTTCCTGCCTGTCCTTGGGGCGTTTTCCACCATACGGCAAGCGCATGTAGTTGCCGGGTGGCCCCTCCAACGAATCCTGTTTCGGATACACAGCGTCATACGAGGCTTCCGCCAGATCCAAAGCAGCGTGCATGGCGCGACGGATTACCGACGCACGCACCCACTCTTCGGTGAAGATCCACAGGTGATAGCCCTTGCTGCGTGACCTCTCAGGCCACGCTTTGATATCCATTGCCTGAAAGATTGTCTGAGTGTTGCGAGCAATAATGAGGGAGTCCTCACCATCGTCTATGTCTATGGATCCCCACTTGCACATCCACAGGTCAGGATCCATCTCCACATAATAACGGTGATTATCCGGCCCTTCCGTCCACGAATCAGGACCACCTTGAGTGAAGTGTGGGTCATAGACCATCGGGTAAATCCCGATCATCTCTTCGCCAGAAAGGTGCTTCTCCCACATGGAGTCAACGTCTGCCCACCGGCAGCCGCCTTCGTCC